GGCATTTTTATGATTAAGCTCCAGTACCTACTGTCATTCGCTTACGCAATTGTTGTAGGAGTAGTCCGTAAATCGGGAGAAAGACTACGAACGATACTGCGATCTTAAACACAACATCTACCGATGCAATTTCTAGCCAGTTAGCGCGCATGAACTCATCTGGTCCATATGCGAATGCAGCCCAGAAGAATGCATATGTATCTAAGATGTTAGCAAACACAGTAGAGATAGCAGGTGCTACCCACCACATGTCTGTTAACTTCTCACGGATACGTTGGAAGATGGATACGTCAAGCATCAATCCTAACGCATATGCAAGAGCAGAAGCCAAACCAATCATAGGAGTAGCAATAAAGCTACTGATAAAGATTGCTGGAATAAATGCAATTGCAATGATCTGACGAGCAACATACTTGTTAGTTAGTCGTACAGTTAAGTCAGTAGCAACAACGATAAGAGGAAACACAAACATGCCCCAAGTAAAGTTGAGATCTAAGATAGGAATTACTCCTGCGATCTGTACTGTGTAGTTTGCTAGTGCGATGATTACAAGATGTAATACTACTAGCTTGCTAACGAGAGACATGCTCTCGTCACCAAAGTTGAAATGTGATTTAATAAAGTTCATATTATCTTCCTTAAGCTAAAATTTGCTGAGCATGAGTAAGAGCTACTTCATATGCTACAGGTCCAGTCTCATCAGCATATGCAACTGGATCAGGACGACCCAATTTAATAAATGCTTCAAGACGTTCTACAGAGGATGAGCTCTTATAATCAGAATACCAAATACCATCATGCTTCATAGGCTTATAAGAAGTATTAGTACGTTTATATACGTCCTCAAAATCTAAACCTAATTCGTCACATAGTACTTGACCGTCTTTCAATATATCAAACTTATCCAGTTCTAGGTAAGGAGTGAAATAAGTCACCTTATCAGCATCCCAGTTACCTTCACGAAATGCATGATCATCAGCATCACGAAACTCCTGACGACAGTCAGGATACACTGCATGATCGCCAGCATGAATGCCTAGAGCGATAGCAGTTTCTTCATCTGTATCTTTAACCACACTAAGAGCTGCTGCTTGTACAATAGAAGCAAAGATCTTATTACGGTTAGGTACTACAGTTTCTTTCATTGTCTCTTCTTCGTAATGACCTTCTGGTACATCTGCACCTCCAGTAACTAACGTAGAAGATAGCAATGATACTAGTCCATCTAACTTGATAGGCTGGTACTTGATCGTATGACCAAGACCTGCTAGATAGTCTACTAGTTGTTGAGCACGCTCTAACTCACAAACGTGCTTTTGTCCATAATCAAATGACAAAGCTGTTACATTACTTGCGCCTACTTCTTTAATAGCACGCAAGAGTAAAGTAGAGGAATCCATTCCTCCTGATAATGATACAACGATATTTTTCATTTAGTTCTCCAATATGAATGCGGTGTGATGTTTATAGTGGTTAGCATTCGTAAACCACTTACTGCCTCATAGTCTTTGAGGTTAATCTAAACGCATCTGTAATAGCATGCGAGTAGAGTAAATCCGAATTAGACGCTCTAATAGGATTAATGTCGATACCGCCTCTACGTGTATAGAGACATGAGACAACAAGCTCTGACGGGCCCAACAGTTCCCACAGACGTTTGTATACACATTCACAAATCTCTTCGTGGAAGTGGTTCTCCTTACGCATCGATACGATATATTGCATCAACGATTCAGGAGTAATAGTTTTACGTCCTCTGATATGTACATATATATCACCCCAGTCAGGCTGATTAGTAACACGACAGTTAGATCGTAGAGAGTCTGACATATAGCGATAAGGCTTATCATATGCATCTACTACGTCTAGTATATCCGGACTTTCATTATAGTGACTAAAGTCTAATTGTTCAACGTTAACATAGTCTTCTAACTGAATAAAAGTACCTGCCATAGGTTTAGCATAACCAGCATCTTCATTGATATGTAATATAACTGTTAAGTCATGCTCAGGGTTACTCATATTTAGTACTTCAGCAAAGTCGTCCCATACAGTCTCTTGTACGTTCCAGATAGCTGACTTAATATCTGATCCCATCTTAGCCATATTAAATGAGTTTAGATATAGCTTAGCTGACTTAGACTCTACAATATTCTCTGAATGAGCAGTATAAGACCAACGTAGCCAACCAGAGATAGGAAATCCATTATCTAATAAGCAAGAGAACTCATATGAATTCCAGGTATCAATACCGATAAACTCTTGTGGTTGCTCAGCAATATTATAATGAGTACGATTTAAGTTACGAGGAATACCTACAAGCAGACTCTTATCTACTTGATCAGGCGTCTCATAACGCATCATAGTTTGACCGTCAGAAGTCTTACCTAGTACCTTACTAGCAATCTCTTCTATTTTACTTTGATTATCATCCATCTACTTTTCTTTCCTCTTCAATAGCTTCCTTCGCAAACGTTAAGAACGTTATAGCTTTATTAATATCTAACAACACATCATCCTTCTGACCTAAACGCCAGAGATACTTAAACGCTTGATAGCGATTATAATCAGTATACGGATCATTCTGATGCTCTAAACATAGCTGCTTAATAACTTTAATACACTCTACATGACCTTCTTTCTGACTATAATGATTAGGTCTCGGATCATCAGACTCTTCTACTTCACCTTTAAACAACTTCTTCAAACAACTTCTCCTTTAAAAACTCTGCCCACATATTGACAGATATATTACGTAACCTATCAGCAAGTATATCGACAGTTTCGTCACCTTGCATATCATAAGTATTATAGTCTAAAACCTCACCAGAG